AACCAAAGGATCAGCACCACTGCTCCTACCGCCAAAAGTTTTGAGACGTTCGCCTTTCGCCCTGAGTTTTGATATATCCCAAGTAGGAACTTGACCTGAATATAATAAACTAACAAGTTCGCGGAAAGCTTTAGCCCAGCCAATCTTACTGTCTGCCACATGGATTGTAGTTTCTGTTTCATAAAAGTCCTCACTTATGATTGGTAACTTAGCAACAGCCTGTCTCTCTACAGAGAACCCTACGCCTGTGCCACACATTAATACATATAATATCTCATCAAATACTCTTGGGTTATCGACTGCTATGTAGCTACAGTTAAACCCTGCCATGTTATCACGCTTGAGTGCATCACCCGCTGTCATAAGACAACGCATGGATGGCATGATCTCTTGCTTGTGTATTGCACTAAACAATTCCTTAGCAAGTTTATCGTCTATCTGTCCACGCTCTAACCAGAAGTTAATGTAACGCTGTACAGTTTCCTTCCAAGTCTCTCTTCTATTATCTTCTTCCCGCCACCTAGCGTAACGGGACTTGTGTATGTATTGTTGATATGAGTCCATCAGCGGTCATCTCCTGAACCTTTGAGTGTGTCGTTGATCTTACGCTTGTACAATTTGTTTAAGTTGTCAAAGGCAATATCGCTGAGATTAAGCCCCATGCGATCAGTGAGTACAGCAAGATACCAGAATACATCACCCAGTTCAGAAGCCATTTGATCTTTGAAATCATAGGGTTCGCCATCTCTCATTTTCTTTTTAAGTTTACCAGCCACTTCGCCAGCCTCAGACGCTAGTCCAAGTGTTAAATATTCTACTGCTACATCCTCATCGAAGATCACTGTCTCAGAACACTTACTCTGATACCAATCAAACCCCTCAAACATTCCTGTAATTTGCTCATACGAAGCACCACCTAATACGTTCTTCATCCCCAGTTCTCTCCTTTCGTTTTTTCCATTAGTTCAATCATTTTGTTTAAGTACCACACAGCTTTCTTTGCATCCTGTATAGGCTTGCCCTTCGTCCATAGACGAGTGCTTGTGTACTTTAACACGTTACCGTGACAATAGTGGATAGCATCAAACTCCCCCAAGACATCTACAATGTAATCTATTGTTTCAATACTTCCCTCATTGTAATGGGCAGGATTATTAATGGGATCGTTTAGTTCATCCATAATTTCACCTTCTGTGTTTTAAAGTTATATTCTCCGTCACGTAGTATTCGTGCCAGTCTTGCGTTCTCAATAGCAACCTCTTCGCTTAGTCCTTGTTTGGCATACGCATCAACAACTGTTTCCCATGTTGTACCGTTCTCTTGGAGCAGCTTGTCTGCTGTCTTAGCCCCAACGGAAGGACAACCTTTGTAGTTATCTGTTGAGTCACCAACTAGTGTTTGATACAAGAACCAGTAGTCAGCCTCTTCTTCATCTACCTCCACAACCTTACCGTCTAACAAGTGGTAGGCAGGGACGGTAAGTAAGTCTTTATCTGCTGACCAGATGACTGTGTTCTTATCCGCACTTCCTAGTATTCCCAAAAGGTCATCAGCCTCTAGCCTATCCTCAACTTTGCCATTGTATTTATCGCCCAAATATTTTTTAGCAAAATTTAGAAGCATGGGTTTACGTGTGCCTTTGCGGTTAGCTTTGTAGTAAGGAGCTACATCCTTGCGATAGAGCTTATCACCAGACAGGCACATGATAACTTTATCACACCCAGACTCTTCTATGATCTTACTCATAAAATCTTCCATAAATACTATCACATCTTTCTCATGGGCGTGAAGTGTCCACACACCGTTACCCCAATCAATAGGAGTCTCAGCTACAACCGCTGCTTTGTAAGCAACAATGTCACCATCTACTAATAATGTTCTACTCTTCTTCATCTTCTTCCTCCTCAAGAACCTCAAACAGTTCTTCCTGTATGCGGAAATTATATCTTGTTACTATGATCTGTAAGATTATCTCACCTATCCACTTGACCCCAACAGCCACGCTTACAAACAGAAAGCTAAAGACTAGGATCATGTTAAGTGTTGTACCTTCCATAACTATACCCTATGTTTCTGTAGCCGTAGCTTACGTGTGGTGGGATCAAAGAGTAGAAACTGTACGCCCAACTTCTTTTGAAGCGGTGTGCGTGAACTAGCGTAGCTACCCCTTGGACTGTCTTTATTCATCTTCACATCAAACAAGTAAACCTCTCCATCCTTTATTCCTATAATGTCTACAGCTCCTGTTGAACCCGCATTATAGAACACCTCAAAACCCTCATCCCATAACCAAGTGATTGCATAGAACTCAGCAACATCACCTAATCTACTAGGGCTAGTGAGTTTCCGCCCAACTTCTGCCGACATCGAACTCCGAGTCGAGAGAACATTTGAAGTTGTAGTGTTGTTCTGTCTTTTTAATTGCTTCTTTAGTGATCGCACCTATGTCATCCTCCAAGCCTTCCTTAACTATGATTTGAACTTCATCGTGGACAAACGCCACTATCGAAACTTCTTCGGTTGTGTAGCCTTTAGCGCGTATCATCTTCTCGATGGTTGCGTACCAAAATTTACAAACGATAGCACCTGCTGATTGAAGTAGTGTATTAAGAGCTGCATGGGGGTGACGTATGGGTATTATCCTACCGTCAAGACCATTAATAGACTTCTCGCCCTGTTGTGTTTCCAGTCGTAATTTAATTGCATCGGTTAACTTCTTGAGAGCTGGGGTCTTGGCTAGGAAGCGTTTCTTAATTTGCCCGCCTTCCTTCTTACCCTTACCAATGATCTCTCCAATCTTCTCGTTACCCGCACCATACAAGAAGCCATATATAAATGTCTTTGCTTGTGGACGAGTCTGTAACCCCGCAGCTAGTTGGTTCGCTGTGTGTATATCACCTTCTAATATTTCCTTACCGTACTTACCACCGTCATACCTTGACATATAGTGAGCAAGACAACGTAACTCTAAACCACTAGCGTCTGCCCCCAACAAGGTGTAACCCTTCGGGGCGTGAAATAGTTTGCGACATTCCTCCCCAAAGGCGGCTGTTCCAGATGGTACTTGAGCGACATTAGGATCACTATGTGTACACCTAGAAGTAACAGCACCCATGTGATTAACTCTGCCGTGTATTCGTCCTTTCTTTTCAAGCTTGAGCCACGCTTGTTTACCATTTCCTAATTGTCCTAGTCGTTTGTTTAGCATTAAGAACTCCGTCAGCAACCTAGCTTCGGGCATATCAATTCCCGCTAAGATTTTTTCGTCAACTTTTGGCTCTCCTGATGGAGTGTGTTCTTTTGGTGTCCAACCCTTCTTCATTAACCTGTCTGCAATCTGCTGTCTTGATGCAGGGTTAAATGGAATAGTTTTTGTTTTCGTCTTTAGCTCAATTATCGTTGGTTCTAAGGTGTTAACTAGTTCGGTTTCAATCTCCTGCTTTCTTGCAGAGAGTCGTGTGTAAAGTTTTTGTGCAGCTTCCACATCAAAGGGAAAGCCAATGCGCTCTTGTTGAAACAACAACCTAGCCATGTCATGTTCAAGCTTCATGGGTTCATCTGGGTAACGCTTGCGTTGTATCATCTCGTAAAGCTTCACGTTAAGACCAACATCCTGTTTACAGTATTCTAACATTTCGGGGGTGAACTCTTCCCAAGCATCTTCCTGCTCACCGTAGCTACCTTTATGGTAGTTAAGCCTTTCACCCCATGCCTTAAGTGAGTGTGAACCAATTAGTTTGTTAGCTACAGTACGCTTAAGTAGGTCTTTTTCTTTTAGGTTTGACCAGATAAGTCTTGAAGCTACTAAGGTATCAAACACTTCACCTTCGTATTTAAAACCATACAGTTTCTCTAGGACTGGTATGTCAAAAGCTATCACGTTATGCCCGCCAATCTCAGGTGACTCTGCTAATATAGTCAGCCCTTCTTTCAAAGAGCTACCGTGAAAGTCCCACACCTTACCTGTCCTTGTGTCTTGTATGACTAGACAATGTACCTTTGTTACATCCTGTAGTAATCCATCTGTTTCAATATCAAATATAATCATTTAACCGTCACCTCCAAAAATGTTTCAACCCAAACAGTAGCTCCACAAGCCATCGGTTTATCTGGACTGCTTACAAACCTAGCCACAACGTGACCTTTCTTGTCTCTAATCTCAGCCTCAAAACCTTTTCTATTTTGCTTGTAGTCTTTAACAGTTAATGGTGGTCGAAGCTCCTCATCTGGATGCTTCTTGTTATGTCTAACATTATGTTGATTAACGTGAATCTTAGTTTTCATATATCCTCTCGCTGGAGTGATTAAAAAGGTACATCAAATTCCTCTGACATACGACCTGTTGTGGTGGAGTAGTGAAGATGCCCTGCTACACCTGTATCACCTGACCATCTGTTCTTTAAGATACGGACGGTTGTTACATTAGAAGTCTCAGCGTCCTGCTGATTACGTTCTAAGCCTATTACTATGTCACTTAGTTGTGCGATAGCCGCACTACCTCGTAACTGGGATAATGAAGTTAACTGTCCTTCTTCATGTCCCTTGTCACCACTAGGTCTACGTAAATGAGATACGACAATCAATCCGATATTTAATTCTTCAGTTAGTGACCGCAAGTTGGTCATCATGTTGTCTATGATTCGCCTCTCATCTCCACCCTCGATACCTGATACAACAATACTAATGTGATCCAATATAATGTACTGGCAACCACACCCTCTTGCTAGGTATCTAATCTTACCCAATAGGTTATCACTTTCAGTCGATCCCCAATGGTCATACATGAACACACGCCCTGTTCCGAGAGTCGCATCAAAGGCTTCTCTAAGCTCTTCTGTGGGGACTTCTTCAAGATGTACTGGTTTACCTAGGTGTAAGGACATAAGTCCCTGTGCTGTACGCTTGCTAGATTCTTCGAGTGCTACATATCCTATCGTAGCTCCTTCGTTAAGAAGGTGGTAAGCAAACTCTCTTGTGAGTTGTGACTTACCTAAACCTGAACCAGCCGTAACAGTTACAATTTCACCTAAACGACAACCGCCTATCTTGTTGTTAATCCCTTCATAAGGGTAAGGTACTGTGTGTAC